GCTATCGTTGGTTATACAACTGCAACAGGTGCAACAGGATCGTTTACTACCGCTAATGGCAAAACAGTTACCGTAGTTAAAGGACTTATAACATCAATTGTATAATGGCCCGCACAGTAGCACAAATTAAACAATCAATGTTGGATGCAAAGAATGCAGACCCAACATTGTCGGCATTGACCTCAACAAGTCAAACTGCCAAATGGAATCTATATTATTTTATCGTAGCAAGTTGCATAGCTATTTTTGAGCAGTTGCAAGACCTATTTAAAACAGATTTAGAAGCCATCGCAAGCACAGCAGCACCAAGCACACCGCAATGGACACGCAACAAAGTTTTAAAATATCAAAAAGGCGATGTTGCTCAATTAAACACAACAACATTTACTGTTGAATACCCAACAATTAACACCGCTAATCAAATATTAACAAGGTGTGCAGTAATAACCGCGCCAAACAGAACGGTGTTAATTAAGGTTGCTAAATCAGACCCACCTGTGCCAGTTTCAGTTGGTGAATTAGCCGAGCTTCAAAGTTACATTGAAACATTTAATCCTGCGGGTATTGCATTCACTTTAATCAATGAGAATAGCGATAAGATGGAAGTGGCAGCAACTATTTACTACAACGGTCAATATTCAGCAGTAATAAGCACAAATGTAGTAGCAGCGTTAAACAATTACATGGCTACCTTACCATTTAATGGTGTTATAAGCACACAAGCAGTTGTTGATGCAATACAAGCGGTTGAGGGTGTTAATTCGGTATCATTAACACGTATATTAGTAAGAAAACATACGGTTGGCTATGGGTTAGGTGTAACATTATATAATCTTTCAACTGGTGTTGATAGTGTGCAATATCAAACTATTTCGGGCTATGTAGCACAAGAAACAACTGCAACACATACCTTTGCAGATACACTATCTTATATTGTACAATAATGAGTTCAATCATAAACACCGATACATTCGCAGTCAACTTCTTGCCACCAAAGAAGCGGCTGCCGATTTATAAGGCTTGGACTAAAACACTTGTTAAACCATTGCAAGTGCTATACAACACAATGTTTGGCACGTTTAAAGATGGGAATGCAGCGGCATTGTATAGCGGTGCAACTGCCTATGCAGTAGGTAACCAAGTAAAATACACAGACAAAGCAGTGTATCAATGTTGGGTTGCAAGCACTGGTAATTTGCCAACAAACACAAACTATTGGTTTAAGATTCAAGACAATTTTGTGGGCATCGAACCGAGATGTAAATACAATGCACAACACATCTTATTTGAGTGGGCATTAAATGAGTGGTTTGGCACTACGTTTGTAAACACACCGGGTAGTAGTGATATATTTATAAGCGGTTCGGGTGCAAGTTTGGGCGCATTTTATGTTGGCATATCACCAACTGAAAGCAGTTATGTAGTTTATGACGAACCCGAAGCAACAGCGTACATACAAGCATTAGATTTAACAACTGCGGGTATATCATTTACTATTAATGTACCTATTGGAGTGGCTAATGCGTTAACAATACCACCTGCAACAGATATTGCACCGAATATTAGCGCAAACAATGAAAATATAATAAGGCAAATTGCCGACCTGTATAATTATGCAGGCATAACTTACAATGTAATTACATACTAATGAAAAAAATAAAAACAACAGACATCATTGCAGGTAGCGCAATGCCATTAAAATCGGGCAGTTTAAATCATTTGCAATCAGCTAACCAAGAGGGTATATTTAGTTTGGCGCAAAGCGAATTATTTCAAAGAACAGGAGTAAGCGCAGGATATGCAAACCCGCAAGCACTTTATGGTCTTTCTTACACTGTATCTGGTTCAACTTGGTCAATTGAAAGCGGTTGTTTAGTATTTGGAACTGAAATGTATTTGTGTGATACAACTTTAGGAATTGTTTTAGGTCTTGGTCAGGTAGTAGTAGGTACAATCACAACTACATTCTTAACTGCAACTAATGCCGACCCTGTTATATTTAGCGATTCAACATCAAACAATGTTCACGAAATACGTAAAATCGTTTGGAGTGCTGGTGCAAGCGGAAGCGGAAGTTTTGACTTTGTAAATATGCAATATTTAGGCAGATGGATTGAACAAACATATAGTGCAGGAAATTTAACAGCCGCAACTGGCTTATGGACTATTCCTGCAGGTGCAGCAGATTTTAAAGTGAAAACACAAAGACGTGGTAGCACAATGATTGTTGATTTTTATATTGTAAATTCAAGCGTTGGCTCATCGACATCATATTTATCATTAAATTTAGCATCTTCTGATAGAATATTAAAGGATTTTCATGCAGTAGGATATTATAGCAATTCAAATCAAACACCGACTCAAGGAATGATTAATATAACTGCTGTTGCAGGAACACGTGAAATAAGACTAAGCCCAATACCAACAGCAAATTGGGTCATTGTAGTTGGTGATTGTGATGTAAAAGGTCAAATAACAATTGAAATGGATTGCAACGAAAGTTAAGTTTTAGTAGTTCTTAACCTCGTTTAAAGCCTCGTTAATTCGGGGCTTCATTGTTTAAAACCTATTCTTTCCATAATGCTCTGATAATATTTCTTTGAGCAAATAAGATTCTTTGGTGCCAGTCCTTTCGACTTCATCAAAGAATTTCTTTTTTAATTCGCCTGTTAAGTGAGCAGTTACGCGAGCTTTTGCGGCTTGTTTCTTTTCTGATATATCGTTTTTAGGATTCGCCATTGTCAAATATTAGTTACTAAACATCACAAAATTAGTAACTTATTTCAATTCAAGTGCAAATATGTAACCATTTTTGTACAATGAAAATCACGAACATATCAAACGACACAGCCACAATGCTTATCTATAAGCATATTGGCAATATAGATGGTATGGATAATGGCATTAACGGTGCATTTATCGCTGAGGATATTCAATACATTAACGATAATTATTCGGATCAAGTTAAGTGCATCAACATTCGCATCAATTCGATTGGTGGAAGTGTTGCCGATGGGCTTTCAATTGTTAGTGCAATACTTAACAGTGCTATACCTGTAAACACTTATATTGATGGCATGGCTTATTCAATGGCTGGTGTTATTGCTATTTGTGGCCAAAAGAAATACATGGCCGATTATGGCACATTTATGATGCACAACGCTAACGGTGGAAGTGATGAAGAAGTGTTGAATTTAATTACAAATTCATTAGCAAAGATATTTGAACGCAATACAAATCTAACATTAGATAAGTGCAAAGATTTGATGGCTAAAGAAACGTGGATGACTGCTGATGAGTGCATGAGTTTAGGCATAGTTGATGAAATCATAGAAACAAAGAAAATGAAGCCTGCAATGAACGCAACTGTGCGCGAGTTACATGCAATCTACAATAAAGTAATAATTAAAACAGAAACCAAAATGAATAAATTAACTGATTTATTAAAGCTATCTAACGAGGCAAGTGAAGAGGCCATCGTTGAAGCGGTTAACGCTAAAGATGCACGTATTGCTGAATTAGAAGCAAGCATCGAAGCGCAAAGCAACGAATTACAAGCATTAAAAGATGCTAACAACGAAGCGGTACAAGCAGCGAAAGTTGAACTTGTTGAAAACGCAATAAAAGAGGGTAAAATTGCCGATGCAAGTAAAGAAATTTATTTGACTTCTAACAAGTCAAACGATGAATTGAAAGATGTGTTTAGCAAGCTTACACCTGCATACACACCTATCTTTGAAAACAAAGCAAACGCACCAGCAGCAGTTGCAGGTCGTGAGTCTTGGACTTTTAACGATTGGTCAAAGAATGACCCAAAAGGTTTAGCAGAAATGAGAGTTAACGATGCAGCATCATTTGAGGCATTGATTAACAACTTGCCTGCTAACTTGTCACCAAACTACAACCCATCAACCGATAAAAAATTCTAATTATGGAAGCAATTTGGAACGCAAACCCAACGGTTGACATGCTATATTGTTTTGAAGATGGCAATTGCTTCATCAAACATAGTGAGGCAGCAAGTTATGCGCAGTCAACCAATAATGCTTATGTAGTTAAAGTAAGAGAAATTCAAGAAGAAATCAAACCAATAAAAACAAATAAAAAATAATGGCAACAATCAACAACCCATTTGGCGCAGCAGGCACGTTAACGATTGCTGCCACAGGCACAACTGCCGCAACAATTAGCAACAACGAAACCGTTGTTACATCGTTAACTACCTTAACTGGTAACGCAACACTTGACTTAACGCTTTCAAGCGAATTAAAAGCGGGTGCAGCATTACATATTAAAGTAAAAACAAACGGTTCAGAAACATTTACTTTTGGAACTGGTATCGATGCTCCAACAGTTACAGGATCAGCAGGTAAAACATGGTGTCAATCATTTTTCTATGATGGAACAGTATTTTTACCATGTGGCGCAAAAATTCAAATAGATTAATTATTCACGTAAAAACACAAAAACAAAATGGCATTAATAAAAGAAATTTGGGTATCAGATGTACAAGAAGCATTAAACAGAAATGCTGACTTCTTACCTTACTCAGTAGATCATTCAGCGTATATCGCATTTGGAACAGTACACGTTCCACAATCAGGTTCAAACCCAACGGTGGTTAAGAATCCTGCAACTTTCCCTCTTTCAATTAACGAAAGAACAGATACTGACCGCACTTATTCACTTAATCAATTTGCTTTAGAGCCTGTATTGATTACTAACTTGGATGAATTGCAAATCAGTTATGACAAGCGTCAAAGCGTTTTAGGTCAACAAATCACCACACTTACACAACGTATTGGTGATGAGGTTGCTATCTCTTGGTCTGCAACAGGTGCAGCTAACATCGTTAGCACAACAGGTTCAGCAGTTGCTACATCATTAGCACCGGGTGCAACTGGTACTCGTAAGGCAGTAACTTTAGCCGACATCGCTTCATTAGCAAGCAAGTTAGATAAAGACAATGTGCCAAGACAAAATCGTAAGTTGTTAATGTCAACTGATATGTTTTGGGAGTTATTCGCAATCAGTGATGTAATTCGTGCATCTTACAACGGTTTCCAAAGTCAACCAAACGTATTAGCAAATGGTATCGTTGCAATGCTTTATGGTTTTGAAATCATGATGCGCCCAGTAGTATCAGTTTACGCTAATACAACAACCGTTCCTAAAGCTTTCGGTGCTGCTACTGCAACAACTGATAACCTTGCTTGCATCGCTTTCCATTCTACAACTGTTGCACGTGCATTAGGTAGCATGACACCTTTGTATGATAGTGGTTCAAACGGTAACGGTAAGCCAGAGTATTTAGGTTCAATCTTCAACATGGAAGTAATGTTAGGTTCTGCGATTTTAAGAGCTGATATGAAAGGTGTTGCTGCTTTGGTTCAAACTTGGGTATCTTAATATTAAATAA